CGCAGGCCGGCGAGGAAACGACCGTACATGGTGTCCGAATTCTTGGACAGCAAATGCGCCTCGTCGATGATGACCAGATCTGTACCGGCAAACTTGGTGGGCATCTTATGGATGGACTGGATACCGGCCACGGTGACTTGATGCTTGGATTTCAGGCCAAGACCGGCAGACCAGATGCCGATGGGCGCTTCCGGCCAATAGCGAATGATGGCCTGCGCGTCCTGGGCGATCAGTTCCTTGACGTGCGTGAGCACAACAATGCGAGTGGTCGGATAGGCGTCGATGGCTCCATGGATGAACGCGGCCAGAGTCAGCGACTTGCCGGCACCCGTGGGCAGAACGATCAGCGGGTTTCCGTCTCGCGTGCGGAAGTAGTCATACAGGGCGTCGATGCTGGCCTGTTGGTATGGGCGCAATATCGGCTTCATGCTACGTGCGCCAATGATCCATGACGCTTGATATTCCGCACAAATCTCGAACTGATGCCTGCTTTTCACAGCCGTCTATGCTGCACTTATTCATGCCTTCCCTTTTTTCTGAATTTCATTGATAGTTTGTTCCCGATGTGCCACCCATTGCAGGTCTGGCACCGATACACGCTGACTCGCGATTCCTCGCTGCCACGTGACCGCTTGGCGATGCTTCTGGCCAGCGTGACGCTTTCGTATCGGTGCTTGCCGGTGCACCGCGCGGATTGCCTGATCTCATCTTGCTTAGTCTTCTTGGCCATGGGTATCGAGGATTTCTGTATTCATCATTAACCCGCAATCGTTCCGTTGAACTCGATACGGAATTTCTCAATCTCAGGGTCGCAAATAGCCCGGTGATCTTTTGCCGCGCTGATTTCCTTGCTGGCGTAGATGTACTGCTGCAAGGGAAGATCGGCAGGCAGCGCCGTCGACTCGTCGGTGACGATGAATTGCTTGGCCGGGTCATCCTTGCGCTGGAACATGATCCAGCCGTCGCCAGCATCTAGCGGTTCGGCATAGGTCAGCAGGGACGGTAGCGGCAGATGGTTGACGCACCCGGCACGCTGGGCATGAACCGGGATTTCCCGGCTGTGTTTCGCGCACGACCAGCGGCCATCGCCTTCGCGCTCTGGCGTGGAATGCACGCACGTCCTACACGACAGGGCCGGCGTCCGGTGGCCGTGGCACACGTCATTGTGTGAGCACCAGTTGCAGATGTAGAACTTTGGATCGTCGCTGATCGGGGGCGGCGGCTCGGCGGCGAAGATGATGCTCTCGGCCTTGGCCTGAATCTTCTCGAATTCCACCTGATCGAACTCGATGCGCTCCGAGTACAGTTCGTCGGTGTCCTTGTTCACGGCCAGGTACAGGGCGCGATCCATGCCCGACTTGCCCATGTACCACATCATCTGCGCGTAGTGCACGGGCTTGGCCTTCTTTACGCCGCCCTTCTTGAGCGTGCCGAACGACTTGGCCGAATGGGTCTTGAATTCCAGCACGTGCCACTTCTGGCCGCCTGTCGGGATGCCAACGGCGCAGCCATCCATGTGCCCGCGCATGTGCCCGCCGTGGTGGGCAAAGCCGAATTGTTTGCCGGTGGCTGGATCAACGTCATGCACCGTGGCGCCGATGGCGCGAAGGTCTGCGACGAAACGCGGCTCGGCCAGGTGCCCGGTCTGGAACAGGCGCAGCATGCGCCCGTCGAACTTCTGTGTGCCGGCCCAGCGGAAGGCGTACCACAAGGCGCGTTTGCATTCGTTTCCGATGCTGCTTGCGCCCAGATAGGTGCGGGCCTTTTCGGTTTCTCCACGCTTCTCGTACTGCTCGTAGATCGCTGCGACCACTGGATCGGTGAAGTCGGAAATGTCAGGCATTGGGCGTCTCCGGTGTGTAGATGTGCTGGAGGTAGTCAGCCTGTGAGCATCCTTGGTGACGGCCGACGTACAGGTCTTTCGCCTCGCTCTTGATCGCAGCAAACAGGTTGTCCAGCAGTTCGGCCTGGGCGTCCATGGTATTGACCATGGAGCTTACGGCAGCGATGCCCAGCGACAAGCTGCGTACCAGCGCAGTCATGTTGTCGGGCGTCTTGTTGGCCTCGGCATGCTTGAGCATGTCGATGACGGTAATTCCATAATCCATCGTTCAGTCCCTCGTTGTTCGTGGCTTTGGCTGCCCGTCTCTCCCGGCTGTCACGCTGTTGCCCGCGTTTGGCTGAGAATCAGAGATCGCCCTGGGGGCTTTTGACTCGACTTCAAGCATCGACAGGTACGAGTCCTGAAGCATCGACAGGTACGAGGCCAGGTCGATGCGGCGAAACATCACCACTTCCTCATCGTTTCCGGCTCTGGAAAACTGGCCGAACATCGCTGCCTCGTCCCATTCGGCATCTGACATGTACGGAGGCGTCTGTGTTGGGCTGGCCGTGTGGCGGATCATGATGCGTTCCTTTCAGGGTCAAGAATCAGCCAGTCCTCGGCCAGCATGTCGGTCTGGCTGGCAAGCCAGCCCATGAGGATTTCGCCGGTTGCGGTTTTCATGGTGATGCAGGGGAGTACGACAGCAGCCCCGCCGTTTTCGGCGGCATAGCGAGAGTTGTTCTCAGACCAGAAGCCACCAGCAGGAACGCTGCGCGATTCGCCGCCGTGTGCCGACAGAGAAAGCCACATGCCCTTGCCGTTCCACCCGGTGCGTGCCACCTTATGCCCAGCCTTGAGGGCGGCAATGGCATCGCCAAAGGACATGCCGACAACCGGGCGGTAAGCGCGGTCGAACACATCAGCGGGCGACCAGGAGATGTAGCCAGCAAAGTTGGGATGGTTGGCCTTGCCGCCGTCGACGTACTCGACCAGATACCCGGCGTCGTCTGGGTTCTCGTCAGCAGGCACAGCCCAGCCACGCAGCGCGTTGTACTCTGCGCGGTTCATGGGCTTGGCGTTGATGAGCTTGGTTCCGAGGTAGCGGTTCATTGCTGGGCCTCCTGCGCTTCTGGCTGCTCGTCGGCACCTGCTTCCTCGACCGGGCAGCCAGTGGCCACCAGAGAAACGAGGTCGTCTTGACCGGCCACTTCAACAGTGAACTTGTTGCGGGCGGCATGGCGCACGGCTTGCGGCTGGTTGCTGGCGCGAACCGGGCGCTTCTTGCCGGATTCGGTGTCAGTCACCAGATAGATGCGGGTCTGGGTGCTCATGCTGTGCCCTCCGCTGCTTCCGGGGGCAAAGCACGAACGCGCTCGGCTTCGGCTTCGCGTGCGGCTGCCTCGTTATGGGCCTGCTCGGCGTCCTGCAAGGCTTGCAGGGCCACGCTGCGCATGGCGGTGTAAAGCTGCTCCACGCGCTCATGCGGCAGCTTGCCCAGTCCTTCCAGCAGCAGATTGACCTGCTGGAAATTCAGGGTGTAGTTGATCGGCACAGAGGCCGGGTTGAATGGTTGTTGCATTTAAGTCTCCTATGGAAGTTGGCGGCCTACTCGCTGCACCGGATGGCCAGCACCGGGAACCCCCAGTGCGCCGGCATTCGCTTTCGGCCTTGTTGGGTTAGCGTGCCCAGGGGGGCGTGCCAGCGGCGGCAGCCGGTGCGGCAGCGGGGGCAGCTTGGCCAGACCACGGGGCACCACCGGAAGCAGTCGGCGCAGCAGAGCCAACGGATACCGGCCTGTACTTCTTGATGATGTTGCTCTCGCGCTTGCGGTCGTCGATCTCGACAGCCACGGTAATGAGCATCGGCTTGTTGTGCAGTTCAGCCGAGTTGCTGGGCTTGATGACATTCACAGCGCGGCAGATGGCGCCCAGTTCGCGCTGTGCAATATCCACGGCGGTCTGGTTCGGATTGACAAGGTTCAGACGTGCCCACAACTTGCGCCCTTTCTGCTGGCCGTCCAGCACTTCAAAGGTGAATTGCAGGAACTGGCCGGTGCCTGACTTGGTGGGCTTCATTTCGGAAGCGGTGGCAATCACCACGTATTGCCCTTCGGGCAGCGCGGAGAACTCTTGTTGCTCGGGTACTTGGGAGGCGTCAAAGCCTGCGAGATTGGCCATCATTCGATCCTTTCGTTATGGCAGTTGGTAAAAAGTTAATGAAATCTCAATCATTCAGGCAGCAGAAGCCGCCAGAGCGTTTGCAAAAGCGTTCCAGTCCAGCGGCAGCGAGGCCGGCAGGTTGTAACGGTTCTTTGCCAGATAGGCCGGCATTTCCTGTGTGTACAGAAGGCGCTCGCCCGTGGTGATACCGCGATTGACCTGCTTGTTGAAGCCGACCTCATCTTTCTTTACGATGGTGCGGTAGTTGGCGAACAGGACGGCATCGGCCCATTCCTGCAACAGCGCAGAGGCACGCGATTGCAGCTTGGGTTGGTAGCGGTCATACGGTTCGACCTCGGGCGAATCGAAACGCTTGATCTCGCAATGCCCGATGATGATGACCGCCATGTTCTTGTCGTTGCGCAGGGCGTTGAAGCCGTCCAGAACCTCGCGCCACTTGTCTGCCAGGAGCAATGCACCCTTGCCGTAGGCTAGTTCCTTGGCGTCATGCTTGGCTTCGATCTCTTGGACGAGGATGCTTTCAAGCCAGTCTGCCGAATCCAAAACCACGGACTTGTAATCATGCGGCTCGGTGTAGAGTGTGCGAATCGCCTCCATCACGTCGGCGCTGGTCTTGGCCAGCGGGAAGCTGCTGGTGTCAATGCTGCCCAAGCCATCCTCCGTGCAGATGAAGATGGGATCTGACGCATTGGCGGCAAACGTGCTCTTGCCGATGCCGTGTGTGGAGTACATAAAGATGCGCGGGGCGTGAATCATTTTGCCCTTGCGGATAGAGTCAAGGTTGAATGCCATCGGTCGTTCCTTTCGTTGATGTGCCGCGTGAGCGGCGGTTGTTTGCCTGTTCTGCCCGCATCGCCTACTCCGTGATGATTCGTGAAGGCTCGACGTTGTGTTCTGGCGCCGTGTCCTCAATGGTTTCGTATCGCTTGACATTGCCAAGGATCGACTCCAGCAGGACTAACACCATCTGGTGCGCTTGCGCTTCAGGCTCTACCTTGTCGCCAAAGTCAGCAGACACGGTTACGGATTCGCCGTCGTCGGCTATGGTGATTGATGCAGTAGCCATTACGCAGCCTCCTTTTGCATGGAATAAAACAGGTCGTGCAGGCATTTCAGCTTTCCGTCTGGAAGGCGGGTGATGAGGTCAATATGCCCTTCGATTTCACACCAGCAGTCCGACACCAGCATCACGCCGAAGCGTGAGAAATTCTTGATCGGTTGCCTCAAAAGCCACTCCATTTTCTGTCCGATTGAGTAAATCTCAACCTTACAGGCGTGACAATGCTCATCGGCAAGCAGTCCCTGATAACGGCGCTCGGCAGCCAAGTAGCCCTCCAGCGGCCAGAGCTTTCCGCGGGCATCGTCATGGGCCAGACTCTCGCCCAGTTCCTGATCGAAGTCAGCGGGATTGACGCAAGCCGACTGGCCCAGCACCGTGAAGCCATTGACCATCTTGATGGCGCAGATGGTGGTGGTCGTGCCGGGCATCCGATGGTAGGCCACAGTATCAATACGAAGGTCGATTGACTGATTGGTGACGGCGCTCATGCTGCGACCTCCACGGGCTTGACCTCAACGGCGGTCTTGGCGGGTGCCACGGTGATGGGTAGCAGCTTGTAGATGTCGGGCTGGTTGTCGGACAACCACTTGACGCCCTTTTCATCCAGTTTAGGCTCGGACTTGACGGGGTGCATTTCGGCGGGAATCTTGGCCTTGATCGTCTCCCAGGTTTTCCAGTCCATTTTGCGGCTGATCTTGCCGGTGACAGTGATCTTGAATCCGGTGACATCCACGGTCTTGGCGCCTTCGTCGCGCTTGCCGGTTAGCGCCACGATCTGATCTTCGATGGCGATGCGTTCGGCGTTGGCCTTCTGCTCGGCTTGCTTGGCTTTCAGCCAGTCGGCGCATAGTTGCTCGATCGTCTGGCTCATAGCGTCATCCCCGCATTGCGCCACGCAGTACGGACGCGCAACAACGGCGGCATGTGCCGGTAGATGCGCAGATAGTACATAAAATCGGTCAGAAATTTCTTCACTTTCGCTCCTTCGTTGGTTAAGGGAAACTCAATCATACATGGCGTTGAGAAAAACTCAACCATCGGAACGAAAAAAAATTATATAGCGTTGAGTCTGGTTGGTTAAATCAGGCTCTTGCGGATGGTAATTTCTGTCACCAGGCCAATGATTCTGACGCCTTCATCCATGCGGTAGGTGGGGAACCGGATGTCGTCGGCGACCAGCAGATCGTCGCCGCCTTCACGCACGTACTTGCGTAGCACGGGTTCGCTGGCTTTGCTGATAACGGCCAGCACGACTTGCCCAGACTCGGGCACATGGGCCTTGCTGATAACGGCATAGCACCCGGTCGGGCAGGCGCTGGACAGCGCATCGCTGGCCACCAGCATGGCCGCTGCGGTTTGTGGCGGATAGGCAACAGCGGTTTGCAGCAGTTCCACCACAACATCCCAGTGCCAGCGGGCCATTGCAGATGCTGGGACAACGGGAACAGTGAAGATCGTGGCTTCTTGCTTGTTGCCAATGGCGGCCTGCTTGCCGCTGTCCACGCCCAGTAGCCAGTCGCAACTGACATGATACCAGCGGGACAGTTCGGCCAGCGCGGAGGCGGAAGGCTCGGTCTTGCCCTGCTCCCATAGATTGATGGCGGAGGCGGATAAGCTCATGTGTTTGGCGGCATCCCGTTGGGTGATTTCGGGGGTGATGGCCTGACGTGCAGCACGCAGGCGCTGGGCAAGTACGGGTTTCATAGGTCGCTCGTTCAGTTATTTTCATGCGTTTGGTCAGTATAAAGAAATACTCAGCCTTGGCAATATGGCGATTTCTGTATAACATTGAGTTTTTCTCAATCGAAAACGTGAAATGACCAGAACAGACGAACCCATCGGCTACACGGTGGAAGGTATTTTGGCGATGGCCGGGGGGCGCGGTGCCGTGGCGACGAAACTAGGCATTTCTGTTCAGTCGGTGGTGAAGTGGGAGCGGCGCATTCCGGCGCCCCATGCTCGAAAAATTGCCGTGATGGCAGGACTTCCGCTGGAGATCGTGCGCCCGGACATGGTGCAGCGTGGACACGACGAAGCCAGCGACTACGCGAAGGCCGCCAGCAAATGATGAAGCGCAGCAAGCGCATGCGTGTGATCGAGATGCGGGAGGATTGAACGTGGCGCCACCACTGAACAAGGGCCGTCGCATCGTCAAGGTCAATGCCATGTCGCAGGCCAAGCTGATCGCTCTCATGCTCGAAGGCGTCTATACCTGCGAGCAACTGGCCGAAGAAACCGGCCTGCATTACGTCACCGTCTTGCAATACACCCGCGAACTGCACCGGGCCAAGGCCGCGCACATTTCAAGCTGGGAAAAGGACAGCCGTGGGCGCGATGCCATCAAGGTCTATCAGATCGGCAAGGGGCGCGATGCCAAGCGCGAGAAGATGGCCGCCGCCCAGCGGCAGGCACGTTACCAGGCCAAGAAGCGGGCACACGCCATGTGCCAACTGTTTGCCGGAAAGCAGGCGTCATGACAGAAGAAAAACCACAATCATCCATCTTCGCCGAATTCGCGTGGAAGTTCATTGAGCGAGACATTAGCGTTATCCCGATTGCACCAGGCAGCAAGAAGCCCGGCCAGTGGTCTGACAGCCAAGGCTGGCGCGGCATGGGCGACTGGACGCGCTTCGCCCAGCGCATGCCCACCGACATTGAAATCGAACACTGGGAGAAGTGGCCGGATGCCGGTATCGGCGTGGTGCTCGGCAAGATGTCA